GAAGTTAACCTGGAAGGTTTTATCCAGCAGTGTGCGGATGGTGGAAACCTCTTCAAAGTCCAGCTCTCCTTTAACCTTGCGCTGCTGTCTTGTGCCTTCATGGGTGATGACAATATCAACCGTTGACATCAGTCGGTCTCGAAGTTGACGTGCAACATCAGGAGAAGATGCAGAGATAACGCTCAGGCCGACGGTTGCCAGACCAGCGCAACCCATGGCGATTACATCAGCAGGAATCTGGCTGTAATTTGAATCCCCCATAGCTCGGAAGATATCCTGCGCCAGCGTGTCGGCGTCCCATGCCGACATTTCAGTGATGAGAAACTCTTTGCCTTTGTCGCGACCTTCTTCTTCGACGATGAAAGGAATTTCCTTACGAGCCATCAGATTGCACTCCGGGTAACAGTTTCAAAGTGGAATACTGCAGGGCGCGGCTGAAGTACGCGTCGGCCTGGAGGGGTTGGGGTCCAGGTGTAGAGCACTCCATTCACGAAGTTCCACTTAGCGCCTAACGCTGGCACGGTCAGAGTCGCGTTACAGGCAAATGCAGAGATTGCCGTTCGCTCCGCCGCAATCCAGTCATCCAATAGGCTACTGGCATTCGACGTAGCCATCAGGTTGATGGTGAACTCTGTCGGGTTGAAGATGAAGCCAGCATGGTATTTACCGTCAGCTGACATCATGTCTTCTTTGTTCTGAAGCGCACCAGTTTCAAACATGTTGTCGGCTGCGTAATCATCCACATCAAAACCGCCAGGGTAGTAAGATGGCACGACGATGCGTAGCTTGGAATTAGCACTTGTAATGTCGATCGGCATTTTGTCGTCCTTACAGAATCGCGGTTGAAGACATAGTGATAGATTGGATGAGCTGACCGTCTACGTAGTAGAAGATTGCCCCCTTCAGGTCACGCTCCAGGCGAGCAGCACCAGTCTGAGTTGGGATAAACAGATACCAGCCTTCAGAGTAAAGGGTCGCAGAGATATCCTTGCCAACCGTGTTGTTCACGATGCGAATCTGTGCCTGGTCGAGCACCACGCCCTTCTGAATTGCACCAAATGTCAGAGCCTGGTTTGCTACATCGATTGTCGCTGCCTGAATCGCGCCATAGCCGTTCTGGTTGAACGGATAGGACTGATTATTGGTGAACAGGTTGGCATAAGCTCCTACGAGGTTTGCGTTAATCCATACCTGGCCAATAAAGCTGTCCAGCCAGACGAATTTGCCTGAGATAGCACCATCAGAAGCATACTGCGCCATCGTCTTATTCAGGCTGTATGAGCCGTAGAAGTTATAGCCGTTAGACTTGAGTGCCTGAGCTGTTGCCAGATCGCTTACGTTAGGCGCAAGACCTGAGAATCCTCGGAATTTGAACGATACGCGCCCGTTTGTGCGTGCGAAGTCTACGGATGCGGCATATGCCAGAGCTGTGACGCTGTAAAGATAAGAGCCGTACACCGGGAAGATATTCTCATACCCGTTAGCCACCACAACCTTTTGCACGAAGCAGTTAGCGTTGTTAGCGATAGTGCCTGCAGCGGTAGTGTCATGCACCACATAGCCGAAGCGGTTTTTGCTGCCATTTGCCCACGCACACAGTTCCGTTTTCTGATCATCCGTTAACTCAACCAGGGAGTTAAACAGAATCCAGTTCTGGTTGGTGTTGATGATGTTATTCATCGTGTCAGTCAGCGTTACCGCATCAGAACCCGGGGAAACTGTTGCGGCAGTTGCTTGCGTCAGCAGAAGTCCGGTTGCCAGCGCACCAGGAGATGCATATGACACCTGGCTATCTGCGCCGGTAGTCACTGAGCGGATGATGAAGCGATTTGCAATTGGCAACCACTCAACTGCTACCTTACTCGCGCCGATTCCGGTCTGAAGCTTGGATGCGATATCGCTGAAGCTGGTAGCAGTGGAAAGGTCGATAGACGAACTGGTAGTTGATACGCCATCCACAGTGAGGGTGATGGTTCCTGCTGGAATTGCCTTAAGGGTCGATAGTGCAACACCTTTCAGATTTCCTGACAGCAGGTAGCCAGCCACATCTGCAGTAATAACGCGGTACATCAGCAACTCACCCGGAATAACGGATGAGTTTTCGTAGCCGTTGAAATACTGCTGCGCGGCAAGGAATTCTTTTGACGTGCTTCCCATAAGGGCTGACACATCTGCTGCAGAGAAGTAAGAGACAACCGAGCCTACAGGCACCAGTTCATTGTCAGTCAGCATCAGGCCGTTAGCATCAACCGCAGAACCGGCAGGTGTAACGACGTTTGGCGTGATATTAAAATCTACGGATAAAGGGATTGTGCTCATGGGCGGTCATCCACCTGTTCAGTTGTAATTTCTGCTTTGTCGAAGTAGTCCTGCGGGAACGACACTGTGATGTGCGCTTGCAGGGAAAGAGTTAGCGTGTAACGCTCCTGCCATTGGCTTTCCGCATCAATCATGGGAGCCTGAATTGCCGGAGATGAGTAAAGAGGTGCCAGTCTGGCATCGATGGCTTTGATGGTGTCGTAGCCATAGCTACTGGCAAATGTGGTTTCTAAGGCGATTGCCCGATCCCCTGCACCCTGACCATAGATATCAACCTGGATATCTGTCTGGCGAACCTCGGTATATCCCATAGCGCTTGTCGACGGAGAGCCTGTGTCCTGCTTGATATCTCTCGTCGTGGATAGCCGCGTAAATCGCAAGGGGGTCAGGATGCAGAACTGGCCTTTTGGCATCGGCACCCTGTTAGCCTGAGCCTGCTGGCAAGTACCTGCTATGGGTTCGATGTAATCCGCCAGGACGTCGATTACATTATCTACGGTGAAGTCATTCATGGGCTCACCTGCAATACCACAATGAGGCGGCACCAGTCAGGCCATAGTTCGACAGGCTCAACAACGAGCCATTGCTCGCCATTGATAACGAAAATATCACCGCCCTGCTCCATCTCACGCTGCACGCTGAAATAGTTCCCGTTCACATAAATCACCTTCGCCAGCCCCTGAATATTCAGACCATCGACGTGTTGCATATCGCCGCGACTGATAGGCTGAAGCTGAATAGTGACATTCTGGTCAGGCTGATAAGTTGGAGTTGGATTGCGCCCAGGGCCTATGGTTTCGCCTGCGTATTTTTTGAGTACTGCCTGGATGTTTGGGTTTACTCTGCGAATGGCGTTATTGGCTATTTTGTGAAGGTTCAATTTCGCCTACCTCATAATGCACATCACGAATCATGACTTTGGTGTCAACGAGAGGTTTTGTTGAGGCATTACCTTTCGAATTGCGCGATGCGACAGTTGCAGGGGAAAGCGGAGGATCCATTAACGTGGCAATCGACTGAACGACATCACCCACAGCCCTTTCACCAACCACTGCGAGAACATCATCAATCGGTACGCCTTTCTCCAGACCTCTTGATATGGCATCCAGCCATTCGCTTTCATGCTCAGCAATGGCATTCCTGAAGAATGGTCTTGGAGGTTGATTGTTGGCTGGATTTCCATATTCGTTGGTCGCTGCGACCATAGCCACAGGCGTACCGTCCGGATATGTGGCCCCGTCTATAAATCCAACCTTCAGTTGCTTATCTGAGAGGTTGCTGGCGATATTATTCAGCGCATCGAGTATCTTGTCGCTCATCTGCATCTACCCCTGTAAAAGCCCATCCGATAAATCTTCGTGGCCTGCCAGAAGGTGAATCCATATGGCGACTGAAGAAAGAACTCGGCATTGAATGGGACATTGCTCATAGCCGAACCTACGCTTACGCTACCCTCTGATGCGGAAGAAAGGCGGCCAACCATTCCGGTTACACCGCCATTGCCATTAGCATCAACGTAGAATAAGTAAGCAAGGTGCGCCGTCAGAAGATAGAGGAAGTATTTCCTCTTCTCTTCGTCAGTAATAACGGATTGCGGCGTGTTCTCCAGATAGGTAGTTGCGGCGTAAAACAGGTCTTCAACCTGCTGGTCTGTAAGCGCGTTATATTGCGGATATTTCGACTTCCACTCGGCCACATCCAGAGTTACGACGCCCATACGTTATTCCTCTTTCTCGCCTTTTTTCAGTACGTGCTGCTCACCGCCAGTTTTCAGGTCTTTCTTGTCTTCTGCTGCAGCTTTGGCGTTAGCCTCATTTTTCTGAGCGAAGATAAAACCATCCTTGATAGCGGTCATATCAGCGTACTTACTCTCAATTGCCTGCCACAGTTCTTCAGACATATGGGTCAGTCCGCATACACCTTCATAACCGCGAACAGCAACGAGCTCGCTGCTGTTCTGGCCGTTCAACACGATCTCTTTACCGTTCACTTCAAAAACGGTGCCGTGAATGAGCTTGCTACTTACTACTACGTTAGCCATTAGAGAGTCCCTGTCATTTGAACAACGCCGGATGGTCGGTAGATAACGGTGCCGAGAGTACCGGCCGCCAGTTTCTGGCTGGTCATTGAGTGCTCAACGAATACCGGGAATGCACGCATTTTTTCGGTGTAGACGGTATTACCAACAGGAGTACCACCCAGGCTTTCGGCGATCAGCTGAATCAGACCACCCGAAGGAGTGCCAAACTCAGGCACGACAACAACGGTCAGGCTGGTATAGGTCTTCTTAATCAGGTCGATAGCTGAAGCCGTACCCAGTGCGTTGATTGCGCCCAAAGAGGCGTTATCGCTTGGGCTCACAACCAGTTTCATTGGACTGGTTTCCTGCACCAGGCCCTGGTTTTTGGCCGCCAGGTT